CAATATATAGGTTCTTTGCCATTAAAAAATTATCGTACCACATTCCGTCCGTGTCTTGCGGTGTTCCTGCTGTTGTAGTTCGTTTTGTGTTGTCGGTGTGTAGTATGTCGTTTCCTGCAACAAATAAAACTTTGTCTATATTAAACCCTTTTGCCTTGTTTAAGATGCCTTGTAGTCCGTCTTTTGCACGTTTAACGGCTATCTGTGAATTATAGTCTTCACCTGTTTCAAATGCTGTTGCAAGTTTTCCAATATGTAAGTCTGCAATATCAATTACAAGTAAATGCGTGTCTTCGCTTTTTATTGTTTCTATTGCGTGATATTTCGGAGCGTATAACTTTACTTCTTTTATACATTCGTCTTTTATTTGTTGGATTGCGTTTAGTTCTTCAACCTTAAAATTAGGGTTCTTAAAGAACAAAGAAGCTTGTTTTGTTTTTAACCAACCGTGTTTTACGTCTTTGTCATCTACTCCAGCTTCGTCGGTTGCTTCTTTTATTCCACGATATTGCATTAAAACTTCAATCTCATCTTGTTTAAGACGAAACCGTGCGCTTGAATTTTTCATAAAAATTTATATTACAGATTTGATTGCGTACTTCCATAACCACGAAAGTAGTAAACCGATTGCAACCCCTACAAAAAGAAGGTTTAGATTTCCTGTTGGACGGTTCTTTTTTAATTCAGTTTTTGCCTTTTGTCCTTCAGACTTTGCTTTTGCTTTTTCAACTATCCTATCTTTATAAATAGTTTTAACTTTTATTTTATATTCTATTCTTTTGTCTAATCGTGTTTTTGGAACGTACTCTGTTCGCCATTGTATAATAGTGTCAAAAGTTTTTAAAAACGTTTCGTAATACGTTGTGTCAAATTTTGTAACTAAAACACTATCAAGTTTTGTTATTGTCAAAGTGTCTGCAATATCTTCGCAAACGTAACCTTTTTTTATTGCTTTGTTCAGGTGATATTGAGCCGAACACGAATAAAGAAAAAGACTAATAAGAATTATATTTAGTTTTGCCATTTTGCTTGGTTGCTTTTAAAACTTGTTTACGATTTCCACTTTTTTTATAACTAACGTGAACCCATTGCGGTTCTTCATCGTTTCCAAACTCCCAAATTAATTGGTCGAAGTCTAATTTGTCTTTTATAAAATGAAACCCTTTAGCGTCTATTTTAATATCCATTGCTTCAGCTTTACAATGTTGGCTTGATAAACTCCCTTTTATCATTTTATTCAATTGTGGTGAACGGTAGCCCGAACTAATTTTTATTGGTATGTTTAGGTGAATTCTTAAAGGTTCAAACACGTTTTCACATAAAAGTTTAGCGCTTTCAATTTGTGACAAACTCATTTTGTTGTTTATTCCGTGCGTTGTTGCAGTAGGTGAATTTTCAAACTCTGCAAGTGTAACGTGTGCGCTTAAATTCATTTTAATTTGTTTATGTCGTTTTTAATATCAATAGCACGTGTAAAAAGTAATTTTGCTGACTGCCATAAATTTACTCCTTTTACTATGCGCCAATTTTCTGCAATGGACTGTATTTCGATACTTGCTAAAATTAACGCTAAAACTTTAGTTAACATTAAAGGCACGGAAAACACGGTTAAAACTATATCGTTAAGAATAAAATAATCTATTAAGAAAAATAAAATAACACATAACTCATAAAGCAAAATTTTAGAAATTATTGCCGAAAGTTTACGTGATGTTATTTCTTGTTTTAGGTGTTTAGCTTTCCATATTCCTGTAGCTGTGTCTGCTAAAATCAAAGTAAATAAAAGTCCAAGTATTCCAGCTATTGGTAAAAAAAACGAAAAAATAATTGTTATAAGTTTCAATGCTGAATTTTTAATTGAGTAAAGTAATAAAAAAAGTTGTAGTTTCATAATTCTTCGAGTGCTTCAGTTAAACTGAAAGTTAAGTAAAAAAATAAAGTTATTCCTGCCAAATTAATGTAAGGTTCTGTGCCTTGGCAAATTAAAGAAAACGAAGTTAAAAAACCCGCAATAAAATAAAGACTTGCTAAATAATTACTTTTCATCTACTTGTTTTTTTGGTTCGTAAGTAATTAATTCTAAATCTTTAACCCAAGCAAATTGGTTGTTGCACTGTTCTATTTCTTGAATTGAAATAATCCAATTATTATTTGCGTCTTGAATAGGGTTAAAATATACATCAAGCATAAATTCTTGCCCTACTAATTCGTCTTTTTGTTTTTCCGTTAAAAGTCCTACTTTTATCATACTTGTCTACTTAAAGTTGTTTGAAAAGTTTGTATTCTATTGTATAATAAAGTACATTCTGCGGTTGTTAAACCTGTTCCAATGTGAGCGAATGCTAACTGTCTTGTTGAAAAAGTTGCAGCTACACCAATATTATTTTTTGCTGAAATATAAATTGGAAAAGATGAAAAAGCTATTTCAGAACCTACTTGACTATTTGTAGCTCCATTTTGTGCAGTTATATTATTTGCTGAATTAATTCTACTTGAAATAAAATTCATTGCACTTGTTGTAGGTGTAGGACTAACAATTATACCGCCTGAACTTGTATTGTGCCAAAGGTTAGTGTTTGTACTATTTCTTAATAAAAGTTCTAAATTTGTATTAAAAGCTGAACCCCTTGTTCCTAAAAGTACTCCAACTTCTGAATTATTAATTCTTGAATAAACTGAAACTGAACTATTGCCTGAAGTAAAATGCGTTAAAGGGGCTAAAAAAGTATCTGCGTATGCAGTTGTTCCATTTGGTGTTACTCCATTGTTAGAAAAAGTCCAGCCACCTACAAAATTTAATCTATGTCCTAAATTAGTGTTAACAGGATTCTTTAAATTATATTTACAAGTCGTTGCAGTACCACCTACAAATGGGTAAACCGCTAACATTTTAGTCCAAAGTAAATCGGTTTTTAAACCTTTTACAAGAGCGTCTATTGCTCCTTGTTGTGTTGCGTCAGTTATTCCTGTTGCTGTAATAAATGCTTGTGCGTCTGTGTCTGTTGTTACGCCTACTATATTAGTCAAACCTGCATAAGATAACGAATGCGATTTTCCCCAACCTATTGCGTTGTTTGCTCCTTGTCCCCAACCAATTGTGTTGTTTCCTGAACCATCGCCCCAACCGTTACTATTTGCCATTTTCTAATTTCTTTAAATAAGTTTTTAACTTAACTATGTTTACTTCTTTTGGTTTGTAGCTTTTTAAATGTACCATCCTGTATAATTATTATTAGTATCTGGAAACATATCGCTATTACTATTCGTGTTGTATTCAGGAAACAAATTGTTATTATTACTTATGTAGTCAATAAAACGTTGTGTGTAGTGTTGTGCTATTTGTGTTTCCTTTTCAATTAAAAAGTCTATTTCGTTTTTTTCTACGCTTGTTGAATTTTCCGAATTGTGTTTATATACTCCTTTGTTTGAAATTGTATAAGCTGCAAACGGTAAATAATACTTCATCGCTAAATGAATTAACATCGGCTTTAAATAAGTAGTTGTAAGCGTTAAATAATTGCCTGTTAACGTATTTGCTACTATGTCCGCTTTTATCTTGTTTAGGAGCTTTGTACCAGTGAAATTTTGCAAGTCTGTATCTTGTGCGATTTTAATATATTGTATAAAATTATCCGTATCTACGTTTCCGTTTAACGAAGTGAATTTAACTAAATCTTGTCGTGTTACTAAAAGTGCTTCTGCCATTAATTCTCTTTTTTATTTTTAGGTAAAAACCCTTTGTTAGGCATATCAATTGGACGTGTACTTACTAACTTTGGGTTGTTAATTACATATCCGTATTTTTCTGCCTTTTGCCCTGCAATTTGTCGCGCTCGTGGACTGTTTATATCAATATTAGTTCCTTCAAAACTTGCATATATTTGCTTGTTCCAACGGTGGTGGCAATTTCCACCGCCCTTATACAACCAAATTGAATAAGTGTCGGCACCTTTTGCACCCCAACCTGCGTTAACAACTTGTGTTGTCATTCTTATAATGTCTTCTTTTCTGTAAATCTTGTTTGCTAATATCATTTGTGTACAAAATTCACGTCTATTTTTAGTTATTTCACCGACATATTTATAACGTGTAAAAAATTTAACTCCGTCTATTAGTTCATCTTGTTGACTTTTGCTATTCGGAAATGCTGAACCTGTACTAACCAAGTTTACAATTTTGTTTAATAAACTTTGTTTAGGTTCTTTACTTAACAATTCGTTTTCTTCTTCGTCTGTATCGTAGTTAACTTGTTTTTCATCTATTAATAACCAATTTTCTTGTGGTTCTTCGCCTAAATCAATTAACGGGTTTGTGTGTGCGCTTAATTCTGTTCCTGTTTCTTCAGCAACTTGTTCAGCGTTCTGTGTGTTTTCCAAGTCCGTAAACTCTAAAGGTTGTAACGTTTTAAAGAATAACTTTAATGCAACTCCGTTGTAAGCTAATATGCTATCGAACGCGTCCAATATTTCTTCTTGAAATGGTCTTATAACCATATTGTCAAACAGTATGCTTGAATTTTTTAGTTCTTCTGCGTTACTTGAAAAGCCATTTGTTGAAGCAACACCAAATAATAACGGACTTGTAATATTGTGTCCTAACATTATTTTGCGTAAACATTCTTCGCTTAAATATGTGTAGTGTTCAGGTGCATCGTTTAAAGGTATGTCTTCTACTGTTGTTTTGCTTTCAGCGTTGTTGTTAAATGCTACAATTACTTTTTGTCCCCTACTTCCTGTAAGTTTATCAAGTACCTTGTTTGATATGATTTGTTGTTGTTCATCTGTTGGAACACCGTTATTAAAATTTACAACTTTAGTTCCGCTAAATCCGTTTTGAACTTCGTTAATTAAGTAGTCTGCAATTTCTTCTTCTAAAAGTGTATAAGGTACTGCGCCTTGATAGTCAGGATATGCGTAATATTTCATTCCAACCGAATAAGGTTTAGAAAATAATATTTCTATTTTTTCTTTTCCATAACTAAAAGCGTTAAATCTAATCGGTGCAAACTTTTTAGTATCGTCCCAATTGTCGCTGTAATAGTAACCTGTTATTTGTCCGTCTTTGTCGCATTTTTCAGCTCGTAATAAATTAACAGGAATATGATATGCTTTTAATATTTTGTCGTGCTTGTCGTTGTAGTGTACTTGAATAGCAAATTGCCCAAACATTTTTCTATCCAAAACCATTTTACGCACGTCTTCTTTGTGAAATAAAGACATCATTTGTGCGTATTCATTCGGCTTTTTATTAGCGTCTAAAGCACTTAAACCTTTTCCGTAAATTAATCGTGCTACGTTGTTTATAATAGCGTTATTCGTTGTTGAATTGCTATAACGTTCAATTAAGAATTGAAAGTATTGGTCGCCGTCTTCAGTTAAAAAGTCAACCCAATTTTCTCGGTTAGTTTCCGATACTACAGGTGACGTATAAGCCGACAAATTAAGTACGTGTAAGTTATTCATAAACTATAAAATCGTTAGTTGTGGAATTAGAAACATATTGATTGTTATTTACCGAAAATGTAACTAAAGGTTGTGCAGTGCAAAATATTCTATCCTTGTAAATTATTTCGTTACTCGAATTTTTTAATTCTAAAGTATAAAAATGTCCTTCTATTAAAGCGTAAGTATGTTGTATTGAATTTGTATAGTCATCGTAGCCAACTCCGTGTGCGTTTGTAGAAACAGAAGTGTTTGTTTGTTCGTCTGTTATTACCATTGTTGCAGGTTGTTGGTTAACTGCGCCCCCTATAACTCGCGGAACGTAACTAAATAATTGTGGACTTCCTGAAGGTGTTAATACTATCATATAGTTATAATTAAATATTCGTGTTTTTGTTCTTTTTTTAAGACAAAAAAAAAGCCGAACTTACGAACGGCTTTAAAAATAATTTTTTTAATTTTAGTCAACGTCTACTGTTGCCCCTGTGAAACAGCTACTAATTAATAAAGCATCTGTGTAAGGTGAAGTAACAGACAAATGGTTTGCAGGAACTGGCTCCTGTCCTACCAATGTCATTGTGTAACCGTTTAAGTCACCCATTGCAGTACCGTTTGAAACAAGTCCTGTTGTTACATCCATTCCGTGATTAAGTCCTGCTATAAAGAAATTGTTAGCGTTTGTCTTAATTACTACGTGTGGACGACCCCAAGCAAGTAATTTCATTTGTTTTGTAGTTGTTGCGTCTAAACCTTTAATTGTAAAAGTTAAAGTTTGCTCTACAAATGTAGTTCCGTTTTCTCTTGAACTTGTTATTGTTTGCTCAAAAGAATTTGCACCTTTTAAATCGTATTTAAAAAGTGTTGTAACTCCTGCAATACTATCAATTTCGTCTTCTAAATCTGCTGTTGCATTGTAAGTAATTGCACCCATATTGCCGTAGTTAATAAAGTAAATTGACTTTATACCGCCTACAAATTCTTTACATACTTCAGCTCTACCGTGTGTTAATAAACAAGCCATTTTGTTTTGTTTTTAATTGTGAATAAAATAAAGCGCAGTTGCCTACGCTTTTTATTTAATGTTATACTCCGTAAAGAACTACGTCTGAACCGATACCGTATTGAATACCCGCGTTGTAACGTAAAATAACTCTTACATTTTGTGAACCGTCAATATCTGACATGTCAATTGTCTTGCAAAGTGAATTGTCATTTAAAAGTCCGCATCCAAAATAAAGGTTGTCTACAGTTGTTGCAATCATATTGTTTGCACCAAGTCCGTTAGCCATAAAAATTGGAATACCGTCATAAGATAAACTTCCGTTTGTGTACCATTGTGTTCCTTGTGTGTTTGTTCCGTTTGCTCCTAAACCTGAAGCACCAAAACCACCTAATGCACGAACGTACAATTTAGCAATTTTTTGTGAAACATATAAACGTAAACCTTCTTGTCCGTAAAGTGCTGCTGGAATTAAATCTACAGTTCTACCAATTTCGCCAATTACTGTTGTTGCGTCTAAAGTTGTTGTCAATGGAGACGATACGTCAATAACGTCTGCGTCTGCTAACATCAAAGTTTTAAAACCGTCAAACTCTCCTGCTGTTGCGTTTGTTCCGTTCCAAATTGTAGTTTCAATTTTAGCTGCTACTTTAGCTGCTACGTGTGCAATTAAGAAATCTGCAAAAGTTTTAGGTAACGTTTTGAACGCTGAATAACCCATACTTGCTGACTGCCAAGATTGAGCCAAGTCTGTTTTACAAAGTTGGATGTTTACTTGGAATTCTTCTGTTGTTAATACTCTTTCAGTTAGTGTTACCGTTCCTGAAGCTGTGAAATCACAAGTTGCGTTTGCTACGATGTTACCCGTTGCAACTTTTTGCATAACTTGTTTGTAAGCAACGTTTGGAAGTATAGATACTCCGCCTTGCTCTAGTGTTGGTGCGCTTAATAAAGCGGCTGCTAAATACTTACCTGCGAACTCACCTGCGTAAGTTGTAGTAATTACTGGATTTGAACCAAATGGCATTTTGTTAAGTTTTTAAATTGTTAATACTAATTGTTTATTTTTTCTATAATTGAATCCATTATTGAACGTGGTCTTTTACTTGCGTATTGGAAGTGTTCAACTTCATTCGTGTTTTCAGGGTTAAACGCAATTGGTTTTACTTCCGTAAGTTCGGTTGCTTCTGTTGCAACTTCGTCAACTTTCGATAGTAATTCGATTTGTGCTTTTAACTCTATATTTTCGTTTGTTAATTTTTCTATTTCTGCAAAGAACGTTTCTTTAACTACGCTTTCAATTGTCTTTTTTGCAGTTGGTGTTGCTTCAGCTTCAACTTCTACTTCTGGAGCTTCAACTTCAGGTGCAACTTCTTCTTCAGTTGCAACTTCTTTTATTTCTAAAATAATTCCTTCAACTTCTACAACTAAAATACGTCCGTCTTCTAACTCATATTCTCCGATTGGAACAGGAATTTTTTGCTCGTCTTCAGTTACAATAAAAACTTCTTTGTCAGTTTCAAAAGTGTCAGCTTCAAAAATTGTGATGCCGTCCATTAATTTCATTGTTTCCAATTTTACTTCCATTCCTAAAAGTGTTTTGATTTGATTAATTACGCTTGTTTTCATATTTCGTGTTTTGTTTGTTTATTTATTTTAATTCTGATAAAATCTTTTCTCCTGCAAGTTTAGATTGCTCTAATTCTTTCATATATTTTTCATTTAATTTAATTAAATCTTTAGCTTCAGAATAACCTTTTACACTTTTAGAATCTAATCCTAAACCTTTTGCTTGTAAATCAATTTGACTTAAAATTTTATTAAATTCTTGATTTTGAAAACCTAAAGCATTTTTAGCTCCGGGAGTACTTTTAATATAAGATTGCATATTATCAATATCGTCTACAACTGAATAAAGTTTATTATAAGTAACTTTAATATTGTCAATAAATCTACTTGCTTCGCTTACTGCATTTTTATTACTACCTACTAATTTTGTTAAATCATCAGTTAAAGCTAATTCTACTTCGTGTTTTGCTAATTCCGTTTTGTCGGATAACCTGTCGTAAACGTTTTGTAGTGTGTTCATATATGTATAATTTAATTGTTTATTATTTGTTGTATTTTTAAATTAGATTGCGCCTATTCCTTGTGCTTGTAAACTACCGTCACAACATTTAATTGAGTACGTTTTATTGTCTTTACATAGACAACCACGTTGACCGCCTTTTGGACTTGTTTTCGCTTGTGCTACTTGTTTTGTTATTTTTTTACTCATCGTCCTTGTCTTGTATAAGTTTTAGTGTAATTTTTACTTGACTTTAATTTGCTATTTCGTGTTTTTGCGTGAACTCCTGCACGTTTAACTTTTGGTTTTTTAAGATGAATTTTAACGTTAGTTTGCTTCGCCATTTAAAATAATTTCTTTGATTTTTTCCACTAAAATTTGTTCTTCATTTATTAAACTCATTTCGTATTTGTCTGCAAAATAACCTT